TGATTAACTATCCTCAGGCAGAGGCCTGCACGTAGATCATGCTCTTGGGATAGTACAGAGCAACGCCACCGACGCGGGCATGAGCAGGAACGATGAATTCCAGACCACGCTGCTGAGGCGGGAACAGCTCAAGAGGCTGAGGGATGTGCAGTTGCACTTTCTCAGGATCACGCTTGTACACGACCATACGGTCAGTGTTCAGCACGCTGTTGTCGGCTTCCAACTGGTTGATGGGCTCAACGTTGCGGATGTAGGGGTTGGTACGCAGGAAGTATTCCAGCACAGTCACGTCCGAGGAGTCGGAGTTACGAGTGGTGCTGATCTTGTTGTAATCCGCGTAGGACAGCAGGATGGTGTCGGGCTGCTCCTTCATCTTCGAGCCGTTGATGATGGCAGTCACGCCATAGTTCAGCAGCTCCAGCATTTCCTGGGCAGTAGTGCCGGCAGTGGTAAACCACTTGTCAGCAGCAACAACGTCCACGGTGGAGTTGTTGAAGAAACCAGCAAGACCCACGGAGCTTTCACCGAAGAAAGCCAGGCTCTCCACTTTCTCTTCATAGGCACGACGCACAGCAGCAGCACGACGCTGCTCCAGGGCGATGTTGGCCATTTGAGCAGCACGCAGTTCTTGCACGGTGTAACCGAAGCTACCACCGAAGGAACGAATGTTGATGCTCTTCTCCACTTGGCTGATGTCAGCGCGGGGCAGATCATCAGCAGCGTCAGCAATCAGACGGAACTCACCAGTGGAGTCCATGATGCGATAGGTGAAGGTCTGGGCGCCAGGACCAGCTTCAGCAGTGACGGGCAGAACAGTGGGATATTTAATATCCGCATACTGCACTTCAAAAACTTGGGGGCGAATGTACTCAAGCTGACGCTCAAGGAACAGGCCCGCATCATCCATACGGAATTCAGACATTGTTAAGAGCCTCCTATCAAGAATCAGCAGAGAGGGTGAAGCTCGGACCATTCAGCTCCAGAACAGCGAGACCGCTGCCAGTGGTGGAGGTGAGGAAACGAGCGTTAGCGAGGCGCACAGTTTTGCCCGATGCAAAAGCATGGGAGAACTGACCAGCCTTGCCAGTGCCACTAGCGGAATACAGCACACGCACGGGCGATGCGGGAGTAACAGCGCCGGTCACGTAAACGGCCACTGCACCTTCGTTAGCCACGTTCATGGCTTGCTGATTCTTCACACCAGGACGGCTGTTGCTGTCGAGGGCGGTTTCATCAACGTAGGTGAGGACGTTAACGCCCAGCACAGTGTCAGAAGCGCCAGAAATGGTAGTGGCGGAATTGGCGATGGTGCCAGCAGTGTTGTACACAGCCAGATTACCGAAGGGAACAACAGCGCCAGTCTCGTTGACGTAGGTGCCGATGGTGTTGTCGCGGATGTCAGACAGTTGACCTTCCAGCAGTGCAGCATGCGCGAGGCTGTAAGCCTGTTGCACGCCACCAGCGGAGGCGGTGCCCGAAGCAGAGAAAGTTACGGCCATAATTACTTAGCCTCCTTGGAGATGGAAAGGGGCTTCTTCCAAGCATTCTGCAGCATGTCCATGTAGGACGAAGGAGCAGAAACGGGAGAAGCAATGGAAGCTACGGCTTTGCGCAGCTCATCAGTGGTAGCAGAATCTTTGCGACCCTCAGAGAGAGTGTCAAACATTGCTTGCACGTAGTCGTCGCTCTTCTCGGAAAGATCAAGCTCGTCACCACGCACTGCTTTGATGGAATCAACCATCACTTCGCGGGCAGTTTTGCCAGCGAAAGCATAAGCTGCATCAAGAACGGGCTTGGCCTTCTCGATGAGAGCAACGCGCTCTTCCACCATGGAATCAAGATTGATCTCCTTGGCAGCAGCGAGTTCAGCGGAAAGCTCTTCCACTTGTTCAGCTAGAGCATCAGCGCGACCCTCAGCGGAATCACACTTGCCCTTCATTTCTTTTTCCATGGCGTCCATTTCTTCCTTCATTTTGGAAGCTTCGGACATCATGCCGTCATACTTTTTCTTCATGTCCTCGTAGGACATTTTGGCGTCTTCCCGTTCTTTGGTAATCGCCAGAGCTACGCTCTCGCTCACCTCGAACTCGGCGCCATCAAAATTGACCTTAGCAGTCATAGATGGATCCTCATTATTGGGGATTAAAGATGGATCAGCGGCATCTTGGCGATCAAGATGAAGCTTCACTTGCGGGCCAGCGCGGCCACGACGAACAACAGCGATGTGATTACCAAGGATTTCCTTTTGGATGCCATCGTAATGTTCACCACCGTCAGTAACGCCAGGCGTAGGATCATAATTAACCCTATAGCCAGCGCTTACCTCACGAGCATCGCCACGCATGATGCGCTTAATGGTGTCTTGGTCAGTGATGGTCATCACAGCCTTAACAAAACCATTGTCGTACACCACTTCAGTGCCGCTAAATCCTACTTGGTAGTCTTTAGTATTTTCGGCATCAAGAAGGACGGGAGGATGCTCAGAAGTGATTGCCTTGCCCGCAAAGGAAGCAAGACTATCGGGAGAAGCCACTTCTGTTTCAGGCCTGTATTCGCGACGCACGGAGCCATCAGCATCTGTGTAGAGCTGAATGCCAGTGCGAGCAATAGAGGCCCATGCCCGAAGATAACCTTCAGGCGTCACCTCATATTTCTCGATGGGAGAGAAATCGTAGCGACAAGATGTGGTGCTCATGTATTCACTTTATCAACAAAAGCTGTTTATTATAGAAACAGTTATTCAGGACTGAATAGAAAAATGCTGCTGCTCAAGAAAAGCGACGTGGATGTGCTTAAGATGCCTCATCAGCAAGCTCGTCTCCTGATTGCTTCTCGCATTAAAGAAGCCCGCCTTAATAGCGGGCTTTCTCAGAAGGACGTAGCTCAAGCTTTGCATACAAGCCAAAGCTCCTATTCACGAATGGAACGCGCTGAACTGGCTCCGGATTGCGTGCAAATTCGCACTCTCAGTGGTCTTTATGGAATAAGCGTATTGTGGCTGATGGGCTACCCCTCGTTCATTCTCAACACGCGAAGAGATTAATCCTCGTCGTCGTCATCTTCTCCGCGAATCTCGCGAAGCTGATCTTCAATGTTTTCCATGATGTATGACTTCGCCATTGCCTCAATTTCAAACGTAAGAAACTTAGTCGGATCGAAATGAGGGTCGGGCTTTTCGTAGACGCTCATCACATAGATGTGAGTTTCGTCAAGGCGGCCATTCTTGAAGCATTGCTTCTCCACTAGTTCCCATCGCGAAGTATTGCGGTGTTCGTTAGCAGAAAGAATGGCCAAAGCCTGCATCACGCCAATACCTTCATCTTCTTGCTCGATGACGCGCACGTATTCGCTCATTGGCCTGTATTACGACTTTCTACCATCTTAATGATGCGTTTAGCCCATGCCCTCCCGGCATCTCCTCCCCATAACAACCAAGCAATATATCCGGCATCGTTCTCTCCACCGCTTTTATTCTTCTCATGGCGAGAGAAGAATGCAGACATACGCTTGATTGTGGCATAGCTAATCTTGCTGCCACCAGCCAAATCACCAGCCCTGGCAACGCCGCTACCAATACCTTGTTTGCCTGCCTCCTGCGTTGTTAAGCCGCCCTTGCCGTGCTTCTTGCGCAGTTCCAACCCTCGACGGGCAGCACTTCGCACGGCGGCGGGAGGGGAGAAACTCTCAGCGTCTCCCCTCAGCGCTTTTTTCCGCAGCTCCCATCCATTTCTTCTTCCTCTTCTTCTTCCTCTTCGCCAATCATCTGCTTAAAGAATCCCATGTAGTATTCGTCGCTCATGTCTTCTTTCGGCTTGCGCGTCATGCCAGCTTCGGACAAGGCAATTGCTAGTGCCTGCTTCGGGCTCTTCACTGCCTCGCCACTGCTGCTCTTTAGCTTGCCACTTTTGTATTCGCGCATCACCTTGGCAATTTTTGCCTGCTTTTCCTTCTTGGTCATAACGCTAAATGCTTTCCTTAAGCATAATCAATGGATGAATCCTATCGGAGCAGTGGCAATGTTCATGCCAGGGAAAAGCTTGTCACGATACAAAACCATGCCAGTGATGAGACGCTCAGCAATAAAGGCCAACGCTCGCTTGTCATAGCCTCCAATACGAAGAAACTGCTCTTCGTGCTTATGCCAAATGGGAGCAAGCGCGACAAACAGAGCGCTCATGAATTGCTTGTATTGCACGTTGCCTCCTCGTGCCATATTGCAGCCAATAAAGCTATTTTGCTTCCAAATGGCATCAATTTCTTCGCGAGAGAAAATCCAACTCCCGGAATCGGCAAGTTCTCTAGTGATAACAGGAGCGTCAAAAGCTGAATGTCCACCATAAAACTGCTGCTCCAGCGTGCAATTGAACAGTGCAGGCTCGGGAAAATACAACGTATTTTCGTCGTACCATTGATCATTTGGCTCTAGCCAATTGCGCCTGTATTGCGCATTGCCAATGTTTTTCTCATTCGCATTGAGAATCATCCAAGAAATACAAGACAGCTCTCCCCATCGGCTATTAAGCCGCGAAAGGGAAGCATTCTCATCATCAAACACATAGCCCTGCAAGCGGAGCGCTTCACGCTCCTCGCTCGATAAGGCATACGCTCCTCCCATAATGGGAACAATGGAAGAGCGGGCTTCATAGCGCACTTTCTCGCCAGGAATGCACACGGCATAAATTGTGTAGTCAGACGGCTGCATACACTTTCCTCGCTGCCCAAAGCTCGTTGTAATTGTTCACGCCTTTAGCCCCCAAGCCCGTAAGGTCCCCACCTCCTGCGGGCTTGCTCCAAGCCATGATCGTACCATCAGGCAAGACAAACCCTCTGTTCTTTTGACCATACGTGGGAGTGAGTTCCAGATAGTCGCCATAGACAAAATTAGCCTGGCTTCCATTGAAAGCAAGCGCCTTGCCTAATAGCGTTGGGCCAGTGGGGCACAGTGGCGTGATGCCATAGTATTGCTCTTTGCAATTTGCCACAATCATTTCAATGGCAGTCTGCAAAGCCTTGTTATCAGGCTTGGAATAGAGTACAGTCGTGGCACACGCCCAACTGGTATAACTAAAGCGTTGAATATCGCGGAACGCCAAGAATTCAATGCGGTCGCCAAGATCCACTGCATTGAAAGCCCTCACGCCAATATCAAAATACCAGCCACCAAGTTTGTTTAACAAGCAAAACCGCCCAAGATCTGCTTTGTAAGAAAATGGCACCAGGCAATCATATGCCCACGCCACTTCTTCCCCATAGTTTTCCGCAATAAAAGCACGCAGTGAAGCGTCGCTGTAAATGACATGCTCCGCACTGGGGAAGCACGCATCAATGGTGCCAGTGGCGTGCTTAAGAAATGGGCTCAGCTCTTCCGTTGGATCAGTGGAAAGAAAGATTTGTGAAATCTGCATGGCGATCAGGCGATTTTTGCGGGAGTGCCAAAGCCTTTAAATTCAGGCTCCGCAGGCTTGACAGCTAGTGTTTCATTCACTGCATCCTTGAGCTGCTGCTGAATATAGGGCCAAGTAAAGGGCTCTTCATGGAGACGGTTATAGCACCATTGACCATGCTGCTTCAAAATGTCGCGATTCTCATAGTAATAAGTGAGGATATCGGCGGCGCACTCAGGGTCTGGCAATAATCGCTCAAGCCCATAGTTTCTGTCGGTTTCACTGGCATTGCATTCAATGCGAGGCATCTCATCAAAGATTTCAGCCAAGCTCGTATGATCAGGAACCACTTGCGCCACGCCAGTGGCACCGTGCTCCGAGTTGACCAGGCCCCATCCTTCGCCAATGCAAGTGTTAATGCCAATATCAGCAGCGTTATACACTTGATTAAGTTGTTCAATGGGAAGACAATTGTCCACTGAATAGTGCGGGCTTGTCAAAATAAGCTTGCCAGTGGCATCAAAACCTTCATCGCGAGCCACTCGCTTGAAGAGATCAATGATTGGCCAGCCAAGATCTTTTGCTCCCATGTTCAACCAAAGGCGAGCATCATCTTTGTCCTTGGCAAACTTGATAAAGGCTTTAATCGTCAGGTCAATGCGCTTTCTGGGTTGATTTCTGTTTCCGTTAAAGACAACAAACACATCGTCCGGTACTCCCAAGATCTTTCGACACTCCTTCTTGTCCATCGGGAAGAATTTGGTGAAGTCAGTGCCGTGACCGATAATGCGAATGGGCTTTGTATAACCCATGATCTCTAGTTCTTTTTTAGCAAATTTGGTGTAAGTGGCCAAGCCGTCCCATTCCATCATTGGGGGAGTGAGATTTGGGAACAATCCATACGAATCAATAGGAGTGTACACAAACCATTTGAAGCCAAGCTTCTCCCTAAGTGGCTTGGCATTTTCCCATAGACTCAATGCAATCCAGATGTCGTTTGTAATCCATACCAGATCCGGCTTTATTGCTTGAATTACGCTCGCAATACGATGAGACCCAAAAGGATCATTCCCATGCGCCATTGCTGGATACATTTTGCAATGCTGCTGCATAGGAGAAGGGTCTCCGTGCCAGTTGGTGCATAACGCATGTACTTCATATTCCTCCGCGAGCGCTGGAATTAGGTACTCGGCAACTCGCCCAAATCCCGTTTGTACTCCGACGTCGCCTGCGTAGAGAATCTTTTTCATAGGAATCACAAGACTCCCGCAATCTTAGTCCGTCTTTTCTTTGTAGTAAAAAGCCAGGTCTTGATCGCGTCTAACAGCCTTCAACAATGCGTCCATAGCGGCTTCTCTGCTTGGAAATCTACCAAGTCTTTTACTGCGAATATATGCCCTCCAAGGATTTTTGATTGACGAAGGATCGAAAGAGACTCCCCTTGCACCACTCGTGTTGTCCGATCTCATCTTGACGTTTAACGTGTTCTGCTGCCTGGTGCACGCTCTTAAATTGCAAGGGCGATTATCAGACGGGTTTCCATTTTTGTGGTCTATTTCAAGGTCGCCAGGATCCATCCCATTTGACAGAGCCCAAACGATTCGATGAATACCATAGCTATGCCCGTCGATACTTACCACTCTGTAGCCCTTGTTCCATCGTCCTGCCACTTGACCTGGGCGCACCCTGTTACTGGTGGGTCTTTTCCAGATCAAGATTCCATCTTTTCTCAACGCAAGAAGATGTCGAATCCGACAAAGCGGAGGAAGTGGTTTACAGTGCAGCATCGGCTCATTCTGGGTGAGTTGATCACGGACTAGGAGCGGCAAACTCGCTAGTCCACCTCATTGTAACACATGACACGCAGCGCAAATAATGACAATTCCAGAAGGCTCAATTCGCTTTTGTATTAGTACGTGCAAGAAGTTTGCTCCGCATACTATTCCCGTCATTATCCCTAGTTTGCTTGCTGCTGGCCTGAAGCCAGAGGAGATTTTGATTGTCAATGGAGGGCAAACCGTCAGGGCTTTTACCAGCTACAAAGGTGTGCCAATGCTGCTGACGCAGCAAAATTCCTTTGAATACACGCCGCTCATTGAGATTGTTGAGCATTCAATGGAGAGTCCCTATTGGTTTCTCCTACACGACACTTGCATTGCAGGCCCCACGTTCAGACAGCTCGCTTACGAACCGCCAGTGGAGGCGCCAGAGAAAGTGGCAATGAAGCACACGCCCTCCATGAGCATCGGTCTTTATCGCCACGACTACCTCATGGCCCACAAGGAGCGCTTGATGACCATCAAGAACACAGACAGCTCACCAGAGGCGCTGCAGCGATGGAAGCAATGGGGCGTTCCCAACGAGGACTATATGCTCTGGAAGCTTCAGGACGTACCATGCCACATCTATCATCCAGACAAGCATGGCCCGGACGAATGGAACTATCAAGGGCACGCAGATCCCTATGGCACTGGTATGCAGCGTCGTATCGAATACTTCCCTCAGCTAGAACTGGCCAAAGCCAAAAGCAATTGGCAAGGCGTACAGCCCCACCTTTGTATTGACATCTGATGAAGCGCATTGCAATTATTGGTGGCGGCTGGGTGGGATGCCATTTGGCAATGGCTTTTCGCGATGAGGCGGAGGTGACGCTGTACGAAAAGAACCATACGCTCATTTCAGAAACGTCTTTTATCAATCAGAATCGGCTGCACTACGGCTACCACTACGCCAGGAATGCCGCCACTCGTCGATTGTGCGCCACCACTTTTGTGCGCTTCATGGAGGATTATGGCGATCTCGTTCATGATGTAGAGAATAATTACTACGCAGTGTCGGAAGATGAAAGCCTTCTTGATGCTGAAACCATTTCAATTGTTTTTGGGAGTGGTCCGCATGCACAGCTAGATCCACAAGCTTTTAACCACACATCGCTTTTGCTGGCCACTCCCGAAAAGCGCATTGATGCCATTGGGGCAAGCCTATATTTTCAATGGCGCCTAGAACCATTGGTCAAAAGAGAGAAAATTCAGCAATGCAATCTGCAAGCATTGAAGCAAGATTACGATTTTGTTTTCGACTGCACCAACAATGCCCTCTTGGGGCCATTGCCCTCTCATTTCTTTGAAGCAGTGGCAATGTTTATTTATCGCCCCAAAACCCCTCTTCCGTTCGGCGCCCTCACCTATATAGATGGAGAACTGTTTTCCATCTATCCATACAACGACAAATGCTTCTCATTGAGTCACGTAAGGCATAGCGTCATGAGCGATAACTCGCTCGACAATGCGGACAACGCAAGGCAATTAATTGAGCAACACGTGGAACGTTATTGGCCAGACTTTGCCGATAGCTTTGACTATCTATTCCCCACTCTTTCAATTAAAGCGAAGACGAAAGACTGTAGCGCTAATCGCACGCCATTGATGCGTCAAGATGAAAATCTATTCTCTTTCTTCACGGGCAAGATCCAGGGTATCTATGCCATTGAAAGCATGGCTAAGCAAATTATTGCTTAGCCATAAAGCTGCCTAAACAACGGATATTCTCGATCGTGCTGATTGGCATTAATCAGCTCACGGGTGACGCCGCCTTCGTAGCTGCTTGCATTTAGAAGGAGTTTGACTTGCTTGTGCTCATATTGATTGAGAATTGGACCATTATCTGTGTCACTAATATGCACATGAGCAATGAAGCGAAAATAATGCTTGATGATTTTCACGGGACTATCTCCTTGCAGCCAAGCATTATTTGTATCAAGCATTGTCTTCACATTGCGCAAGTTATAGAAGTCAATGTGATTGACAATCTCTTCAACTGTGTGAAAATACTTTCCGCCAAATACTTTTGCAATTGGCTCGATGCAAAGAATGGCGTCATTGGCATCCAATACTGCGTCCATCCGCTTCAATACTTCCATCAGGCATGATGGACTCCCTCTGCGCAACGCAGGACTGCCTAGGACAAAGCGCTTGATGCCCATGGTGCTGCCAAGCTTTATCACACGCAGCAAATGCTCCGAAGTAGCGGCGGTGTCTTCAAAGCTTGCCACGTTGGTGTAATAGAACAATGACTGAGCAGAATACGCCCAAAGCCCGTAATGCTCTCGATAGCGCTTTGCAATATCGCCAAAGTCTTCGTTTCTGGCAAAAATACGAGACGGAACAATTTCAATGAAATTAAAAGCGCCGGCATTGGCGCTTAAGATTTCATGCTCTTCTTCATCTTTCCAGCCAATCGCACTAATTCCAAGCATTAATAAATGCCTCCATCTTTTTCAAAGTGGTTTCTTTACTGGAAAAATAAGGCCCATAATTGTATTCAATGCGTGGTCCACAATCGACGACTGTCTTCGCCCATGGAAACCATCGGTCAATAATCTCTAAAGTTTCAACAGGCTCAGAGAACCATTGATGCTCTCCGCCTTTTTGACAGGCTTCAGTGTGAAGCCATAAGTCCTTTAAGTCGTACCATTGGTAACAAGAATTGGCATTAATTTTTTCAATGTTGTTGCCATTGAGAAGATCAAACAGAATGTTTTTCTTAATGCGCCTATGAAACAATGCAGGGAGGCGAATGATGGTAATTACGGCTTCTGGGAATGTGGCCTTAACTAGCAGCTCAAAAATATAGCGTGTGGATCCATAATTAATGCCATGGATTTCTGGAAAGTTTTCCACATATTTATAAGTTTGACTATAGATGTCAATGGTGGAATAAAGGATGATTTCCTTGGGCTTCCATAGTCTCATTTTTGTCAAGACGTAGTACATATTGTCGAAATCGGCCATTGGTGCTTGATTTGCCTTCCACTTCTCCGCCGGTAAACAAGCCAAATAAAGCCTGTCAATATCCTGTTTCAGCGACGGTGCTAAATGAATGTTTTCAGAATTGAAAAGGTAGCCAAAGTCATGATGCTCGCGCAACACTCTGCCAATCAGGCCAGTGCTTCCAACTAAAACATCCATGCTCACACTGCCACAACTGGCGCTTGTTGACGCATGTATTTTACGCTGCATTTGCAATTGGACATACAAGCACACCGCTGGCCTG